TCAAAGCCAGTCATCTTGGCTGTGTAATTCCCTTCAGGGATAGGTGAGCGGTCCATTGGTGCAGATTCAGTGTTCTGCGACACATATTGAGTTGCATCAAACATTACTTTTCTCCTTTTAATGCTTTGAGGAATGCATCGTATGAAAGCTCCATCTCAGATGGTAGCCCGTAACGATTCTTTGCCAACCACGCAGGACGTTCCTCTGTGTAGAGGATACGTTCCCCAGTCCCGACAGCGCGAGTGCGTTGACCGCCACGCGATTCAGACTTCATGGTTGACTTCTTATAGTTGGCGAACAATATCGCATCCGAATGCTCGCACACAAGGTCAGACGCTTTCTGTTGCAGCTTGATCTGATAGCGATCAAACGCATCGGTGTCTGGCGACTTGAACTCACGGATGATCGAGTGACCAACCAAGATCGTCTGCATCGCCTTCATGTCACGCAGATAGTTCAGCCGATCCAAGAACTCACGCCAATACTTGAGCGCCTCCACATAGCCACGACCGTAGCCTGGTTGTTCAATCGTCTTGTAACCATTGGCATCACAAGTATGCGACCAGATCAACGGCTCTAACCAATCCAGTGAGTCCACAACTATCGTTTTGTAGTCGTGATCCTCCTTGATAAGGGCATCAAGCGAATCTCTGGCTTCTGTGTATGACTTTGGGCTTGGGAAAGCATCTGCTTCGATCTTGCCAAGTCCGTCCTCGATAGGGAGGAAGATAGGCTTCGGCGCTGCCGATCCAAAAGTCGTCTTTCCAATTCCTGCCTGTCCATAGATCAATATCCTTGGCGGCTTCATCTTGCCGCCCTTGCTGACTTGAGATAAGTCCATCGTTTTTCCTCTTACATTTCTTCTCTGAGCCATCCACAGAATAGCTCTAGGTCCACATCGCATGTACACCGGAAGTCTCCAATGTCATACAACTCAATGTGCAGCGGATACTGCACAATACAGCGCCAAGGCTGGCGATCTGCTCTGTAGATAACGACAGGACGCTTATGAACCCGCTTGGCTTGATCAACAGCCTGTCGCCACCAATTCTTTTTTGATGCGGTATCAGCGACCGCATATCGCTTGACTTCAATAGCCCAGTCATCAAGTCCAATGAGGTCATGACCGCCCCAGGCAGTCTGGGAATAGTTACGCTGTAGCTCAATGCCAGTGAGGTCATAGATGGCCTTAATACACTCGCGTTCACCTGACGCGCCCTTGTTTCTGCTATTGATCGACATTTTTCAGCTTAAGCTCCAATCGAATGGCTTTGTCTTCTAACTCGTATCCTCTGGCAATCAGTCCATTAGAAAATGCGTACAACATTTTTATGTACGTTTTTCTAAGCTTCCTTAACACTTTTCCGCGCTTACTTCCCATTGACGATGCTCTTCCTTAACTGCGACCAACACGACCCGCATTCGTAAATTCCATCTTCAAAGATCACAGCCTTCTCACCGCAATGACATTTGTTGTTGAGTGGCTCTGCCTGTTTGTCGGCAATATCCGACTGAATAACCAAATGCTTCCAGGTCTTCCCCTTCAATATCTTGCTGACATGGGCATTAGTTATCTCAAACTTCTCAGCAATCTGCTTTTGAGTTAACCCTTCCTTGTACAGCGCATGGATCAAGGGAATGTCTTCTGGGTCTATTTTTCTGTTCACACGATTTTCCCAATGGTTGCTCATTGTTTTGCCTTTAACTTTCCTCTGGTTTCAAGTTCGATCTGTGCTTGTCTAGCGAAAGGAATCTTGCCCTTCTTCTTCCACAGGTAGATCGTCTGCCGACTAACCCCAAGCGAATCAGCCAGCCCCTTAATACTCCCGTAGTATTTGATTGTTTCTTCAAGTGTCATAACACCTCCTGTTGACAACTAACTTAACGCCCCTTAATCTGAGTGTCAACTAATTAGACAAAGGGAAACACAAATGGTAGGAAAACTATCCGATGATCGGCTGATGTCTGGGAGTAGAATCCCGGTCCTGTATGCCTGGCTAATCGCCAAGGAAGGGCATCCTTACTCAACGCCAAACGATGAACTGAGGAAGTCCATCGCAGCGAAGCATGGAGAGTACGAACGTGATAACGCCCATAGTGAACCCGCTTATTGCGGCAACCTATTTGAATCGACCATTGCAGTCGATGTTTGCCAAGAACTTGGCTTACCTGACCCAGAGCTATCCCCGTCTGTTTTTCACGCCGAAGACGGCAGTTGGCAATGCTCTATGGACGCACTTATTACACTGCCAAACACTACAACAATATTCGCTAATGACTTGGTTGAGATTGATGGAGAATTACCGCACATCGAACTCAGCGGACCCGTTCCAATCGAGGTGAAGACCACCGAACAACGCTATGACGCTAAAACGCCAATCTGGCGTGGTCCAGTACAGTTACAGATGCAGATGATGGCTGTCGATGCGAAGTTTGGCATTCTAGCCACAGTGCATCGCGGCAACTATCGTCATTACAAGATTTATCGTAGCGATCCAGTCATGCAACAAGTGATCGGTGATCTTTGTCTCGACTTCCGTGATAGAGTGGCTGAAGAAAGATTTTATCCGCCGGTGAACGTAGATGACTGTAGCAAGACACATCAAGGAGGGAATACTGATCCTGTTGAACTCAACAGCCTCGCTGATGATGTGGAACGATTGGTTGGACTACTCCAGAAAGCTAAAGACATCGAAGCAGAGATCGGTACAGTGCAAACCAAGATTATGTCGGAAATGCAAGATAGCGAAGTCGCACAGGTGGGCGAGTTTACCGTCAAATGGCCTAGACGACACTACAAAGCACAACCCGAAAAAGTAACTCCCGCCAAAGAAGCCCGGACTATCCGATTGAAAACCTTGCAAATAAGATGAGTGGCATGTAAATTGCAAGGGAGTTCATCGAACTTTCCCTCACCTGCCCCCCTATGCAGGAGACTTTAGCCCTCTTTTGAGGGCTTTTTTTTGATCAATTCGTCCTGAATCTGTGACTGTCTGTCTGAGTCGAACCGCGATGCTTTTTGCCTGTTGGCTGCCTTAGTGAGTACCTGTACGTTATCCGGTACGTCTAGTCCGCACACCAATTCATGGATCAGTGGGATGATGTGATCAACTTCGTGCTTTATACCAGTATCGATAGATAACAACTGTGCCTCAAGTCGAATCCTGCGTAGCTCTGTAATGCCTTTATCGGTTGCGACTCGTGATTTCTTCTCAAAGTATCGGCGATTCTTAACTGCTCGCTTGTGGGCTTCTGAGTCTGCATATCGCTTCGCTCGATCTCTTTTATGCTGCTTGTAGGCTTCGTCTCCGTAGTCGAGCCAGTAATCTTTTTTTGTTCTAGCGCGATTTCGTATGCGTAAACACTCGCGGCAGTTCTTGTTCTTAGCGAATCGCTCCGACAGATGACCATGCTTACATGGCTTGCCGGTGAAATAGTAAGTAACACCTTGTCTTAGTGCCTCTGCCTGGGTCGCAGGAAATTTCCTTTTCTCCATTGACCCAACTTATCAATATGACCAAATGGTCGGTCGAGGCCACCCCTCATCTCTGGTTAAATCATCCAGATGTATGAAGCGCGCGGAACCCTTTTGGTTCACACCTATCCCAGTAAATCCATGCCCTAGCGCCGCACACAGGAACTTGTATGCGTCTTCTCCTTGAATCGCTATATCAACTGCTCTGCCGCTTGCGTGAGCGCCTGGCTTTGTCTTCCTTGCCTCTATGGGATGATTCGGGCAGCGGTAGCCGCTCGTCACTGTCATCGGCTGACTCCAATCCGCTCTGAGGCTTGTCAGCTTCTCCATAAATTCTTTGTGCATACCGTCCTGCTCGCACCCACACTGGCATCGCATTTCTTCCTCTGTGAAGAATGGTGAACTCCAAGTCATTTCTTTTTCTTCTCCATGAATCCTTCGACGGCTCCTCCGCCAAAGTAAAAGCCAAGGATGATGAGCATGGCATAGTTAATACTGAACTGCTCCATGACCTTAGTCACTGCGTCTGGATCGCCCTGGCCTGAGATTGTCATGCCCAGAACTAAGACGTAACTCAACAAAAATGTTAATCCAAACATCAGCGCCAGGTAACGCTGCGCGAGCTTGAATGGTGCATATGCGGAGAGCAAGTCCGTTTTTGCCTTGGCTTTTGCGGCAATCTCTTCCTCTGTTGAGGTGTGCATGTTGTCAATCAGGTCAAGACCCTTCTCGATTACATTGCCTGATCCTAGCATCTTGCTGATGACACCGATCATTATGTGCCTCCTATATTGTGATCTGTCTGAATACAGATCGAGTCGTAGTTAATCTTTGGCTGTGGTGCGGTAGCCATGAAGAAGTCTCTAGCCTCAAAGCAATCAACCATCGTGGGATATACGCCCTGCGGAGCGACGATATACCGATCAACCTCTAACAAAATCACAAATAGAATCCACATGGCTCACCCCTTTGCTGATGAGATTACCCAGATAAAAGCAAAGACAACAGCGATAGCCGCCAGTGAACCACCGACAATAATCGCAATGTCCTGCTGCATCTTCTGCTTCTTGAGCTTGGCCTTGGTTTCCTCGATTTTCTTCTGCTTTTCGGCTTCGCGCCTATCTTCAACGAACTTTTGATACTGGTTCCAATGCCCACTGTACACCAGCATTTCTTTGATTTCTGCCCACTTTTGCTCTAGCTCCACCTGGGCAGCATAGAGTTCTAGGTCGGACTTTTCTGGGCTATTGGCAACCGCTTTCTCGACAGCTTGCTTGGCTGTCATCATCTTGCCAATGTTGGCAAATATCTGTGATATTTCACCTGCGTTGCTTGCCGCAGTTTTGACAACTGCGTAACTTGCGTTAAAAGCAGCTATCGCAGTTAAAGGGTCCACTAAGACTTGTCCGCAATAAGCATTATATCAAATGCCGCAGTGATCCTGGCGTTGTTTGATCGGACGGTCGCTCTTATATCAATATCAGATTTTTCTGGTATTCGTAGAGGTATACCGAAGTCATACATATACTCGCCGCCAGCACCAGAAAATTCAAAAGAATGACCTACGCGAAAAGAGGCTTCGCCGAAATACCGAACGTACATATCGCCAGTCGCATCAGCACCATCCTGACAAGTAGCCGCGCCTTT